TCGATGAAACCGTAGTGAACCACATTTCCCTCGGTGGTCTGGAGGTATCCATGGCGCTCCCACACATCATACGGAACATGGTCACGGTTAACACGCAAGGTCAGATTATCCTCGGGAATCCAGAAGTATGGCAAAATGATGTATTTATCCTCATTGTCCAAAGGCGGGAAAACAAGCACGAATGCCGTTATATCCGTGGTTGAAGAAAGGTCAAGGCCGCCATAGCAGACACGCCCCTCCAGTTCGTCCTCGTCTACAGCGAATGCGCACTTGTCCCATTTCTCCATCGGCATCCAGCGCACCGCCTGCTTTACCCACTGGTTCAGGCGAAGCTGACGGAAAGCGTTCTCCTCGCCGGGGTTCTGCTTTGCTGAATCACAGGCGGCTTTGACCTTATCTATTCCGACCGTAATGTCAAGGCTCGGGTTGGCTTTCTTCCACACTTTCGGGTCTGTCCAGTCATCGGATTCATCAGCGCCGTAAATCACAGGATAAAAAGTAGGGTCGATTTTCCGACCCTCGATTATATCCTTGGCTTTCTGATGCGTTTCGTAGCAAATGCTGTGCGTGTCAGTTCCGGCTGTGGTGATTAGAAAATACAGCGGCTGCATTCTTGCGTCACCGGAGCCTTTGGTCATTACATCAAACAGCTTTCGGTTCGGCTGAGTGTGCAGCTCGTCAAAAACAACGCCGTGGATATTGAATCCGTGCTTGCTGTACGCTTCTGCCGAAAGCACCTGATAGAACGAGTTCGTTGGTGTGTATATAAGTCGCTTCTGAGATGCAAGTATCTTTACACGCTTTGACAACGCAGGACACATTCGCACCATATCTGCCGCCACATCGAACACGATAGCCGCCTGCTGTCTGTCGGCGGCACAGCCGTAAACCTCGGCTCGTTCCTCTCCATCGCCGCAGGTAAGCAAAAGAGCGACAGCGGCGGCAAGCTCGGACTTGCCCTGTTTCTTTGGTATCTCAATGTACGCCGTGTTGAACTGTCGGTAGCCGTTCGGCTTCAGCGTCCCAAACAAATCTCGGATTATCTGCTCCTGCCAGTCGATTAGTTCGAACGGCTTTCCAGCCCATGTGCCTTTGGTGTGGCAGAGGTTCTCAATGAAAGCCACGGCATAATCCGCAGCGGATTTATCGTAAGCCGAGGATTTCAGCTTGAACTTTGTCGGCTTGTACTTTTTCAGCTTTCTTATATTATCACCCCCATAACGAGGAAAACCGCCCGCAGGCGGTTTTCGCAAGTGTTTAGTTGTATTCGTGTATCAGTATTGCAAGCGCCGTTTCAGCTTCGGGGGTCTGGGGTTCAACATCCACACCACGGTCGTAGTTGTAAACGACCCTGCCGTTCTGCTTTAACATCAGCTTGGAAATCCTGCCGCCGCTGATTCCGTATTCCTCGCTTGGCTTGTCGTAATGCTTTATCCAGTAGCTTACAGAAACCATTCTGCCGTTGCTGTCCTTTACTCCAATTGCGCCCTGTTTCCACATAATCTTTTCCTCCATGTGTTTTTTGTTGTACACATATTAACTCTAAAGCCGCATTATATCAAGCGGTTTTCGGATAATAATGTACACAAATATCAGCGGTCAGAACTGTGTGTTTTATTGTGAATGATACTGATAATTTTTTCCTGCTCGTCAGCGGAAACGCCAATGCTCTCCAAAGCCTCCCGTGTGCCACAATCCGGGCAAATCTGCGTGTTGGGGTACTTTCTCGAAAGAGCGGGAACACCGCCGTACTGCGCCCCACAAAGCGGACAGGTGCGAAGCATTGTTGCGTTATCTGATTTCATGGACAGCCCTCCTGCTGTTGTTCAGCGCTGCGAGGAGAATACTCTCGTCAAAGCCGAAATTGCTGTAACCCTCAAGGCAAGTCCTAACATACGAACCACTCGGCAATCCCAGCGGTCGCTCCTCGTGCATAATGTACACGAAAGCCTTTCTGACTACGGTCTTTCCCGAAAAGTACCTCACGGGCAGTTCTAGTTCGGTCTTGTAGTAGAAAGTCGGGAAACCCTCGTACACATCAAGCCTTTTCTCATCGGCAGGTTCGACTGCCCAGACTGCGACAGGAACTTCCGCTCCCGATTTCGGTTCGATTGTGAGGTAAGCGCCTGTCTTGCTGCCCTTAAAGAGCAGTTCGTAGTCCTTAATCACCGCAGTCCCCACGGGCTTTGCCGTAGGACACCGCAGCGCCATTTGCCGAATGTTTAAGTTACTCCCATAGGCTAAGTAATAACGTTTCATAGTGTTTTCCTTTCCGAAAGGTTCAGTTTCAGAAATCACCTTTCTACCACCAAAAGCCCCCGAGCGGGGGATTGGAGGCAGGAAGCTAATTCCTGCTTGTTAGGGCCTGCCGTTGCGGAAAGCCGTGTCACCCTCGAGCCGCTTGGTGTAAAGCTCCCTTGCGGTCTTGAATTCATCGCCGATGAACCCGAGCCGTAAAAGCCATGTTCTCATTGCGTACTTTGGATTTTCGGTCTGCTGAGGGTTTGCGCTTGCGGTCTTGACCTGCTTTGCAAGCTGGCTGAGCGCCAGGCAAAGCTGAATGTAGCTTTTCAGTTGACCTGCATGAAGTCCATTTTTCTTGTCGCCCGAGGGAGCGTCAAACTGAAAAAGCCGAAACTCGATTGTGCCCTTTGTAAAGGTTGCGTGGAGGTTCAGCATATGGTAGCGACTTTCGTTGTAGTGCGCCGACCTGCCGTAATCCGCGTTCTGACTGCCGTACCAGGTGTCCGCAAGCGCCGCCATGGTTTTGGGCTTCTTGCGGTTGAGTTCCACCAGGAAATCCTTGCTAACCGTGCGGCAGTAGCGGTTCATGCGGCTTCTGTCGAGGTTAAGTGCGCTTGCGAGGAGGCTTTCATGGCTTGCCATAATGTTTGCAAGATTTCGCAGGCTCTGCGGCGTGTGACCCTTGGCGCCGATGTGAATGTGAACTCCGCAGCCCCTTGTTGCGTCGCTTTTCGCACCTGCTTTCCGAAGTCTGCGGATAAGCTCCTGCAAGGTTTCAATATCTTTGTAGGTGAGAATCGGGGTAACCATTTCGCATTTCTCGCTGTCGGGTCCCGCAATGCTCACGTCCTTCTGAAACTTCCACTCTCGACCCTCGCCGTCCCATGCGGAGTAGGTATCGTAACCGTTGCGGCCTGCGGTGTGCTCGTGTCTGCCTGTTCCGAAGAACTCGGCGGCAAGCTGCGCGGCTTTCGCTCTTGTAATGCTGTTCATCTCAACCTCGACCCCTATGGTCTGGTTCATCATTTCTTCAATCTGCTTGGTGGTTTTCTCGTTCATTGCGGTGTCCTCCGTTTACTTCGTTCCCCTTGCGGTACACACATATTAACTCTAAAAGAAGTATATAGCAAGCGGTTTTACCACAATATATTGAACGAAATACACAAGCAGAAATTGTGTATATCAGCCACGGATTTTGCGAACCACATCAACACCGAGAACAGCATTCAGCCCCGAGCCGTTATCCCAGCGGACGAGCAGATTTCCGATATCGTCAACTCCTCGTACAGTACCTCTTGTGCCTTTCGGAGGAGCCTGCGGGTCGTCCATTGAAACAAGCTCTACTCGGCAGCCGACAGGGTACTCTCGGCGGTACTGTTCGATTGTTTCTTTACTCGGAAACTTCATTTGCAGCACCTCCATTTCTGAAAGCCGATGAGCCCGTAAGGTTTCTCAGCAGTATTTTCCGCTCGGATTTGTACTCCGAACCGATGAACCCCAGCCGCAGGAGGAAGCAGCGGAATGCGTACTTGTCGTTGTCGGTTTCCTTTTCCTTGGCCGTAACCCGCTTTGCATTTGCGGCAAGTTCGCAGAGTGCCGAAATGAAGTGCGTGTATGCCTTGCACTCATCAGCGCCGCAGTCTGCGAACCAAGGAAACTTCACCGTGCTGTCCGTGACCTCAATCGGCAGACTGTCCACCACTAAGGCTCTGCGGATAAGTCTGCCTTTGGCTTCAAGCAGCTTGGTGAGGTTTCCGACCGCTGTGCTTTCAAGCGGAACTTCCACTGTAAGCCCCACAGTTTCGCCGTGTTCAGCGCTGTCGGCGGCTGCGGGTACTTTCTCGGTATCCGTTTCCGGCGGTTCTGTAGCGGCATTCTCGGCGATAAATCCGCGCTCTGCAAGGAATTCAAGCAGGCCCTCGATTTCCTCGCTGTCGGATCTGTCGTCAAATTCAAGGTTGCCCTCGCGGGTCACAGTGAAATAGTCGATTCGGTAAGCGTAGGTCGGTGTCCTCATGTAAACTGCGTCCGCTCCCGTGAACTCGCTGATGGCTTTTACAAGCGGTTTTCTATCCTGTGCATTGTAGTAAATTGTCATGGCATTTGCCCTCCTTTGCGTACATATTAACTCTGAAAGGCACATATATCAAGCCGTATTTCTACACAATATTTTCGGGGGTTAGCTGTGTACAGTACACAATCCCCGCCAGCACAAAGTAAACACACGGCAGAGCAACACCGTTTCCCCACAGCTTGTACTCGGCAGAGTCGCTGTGGGGATTTTTCAGCCATGTACGAATTTGCTTTTCGGACTTCGGCTTGACTGCGCCACCGATGATTTTTCTGTGTATTTCAAAGACCTCTTTCCAGAACCGTAGTTCTTCATCTGTCGGCTCGTCCGTTCCGAGGTCAGCACACCACCAGTCGGGAAATCCCTGCAAACGTGCGCACTCGGTTGGAGTAAGCCTGCGGACTATGTATTCCGGAGAATTCACGGTAGGCGGATCTTTGTAGTCGCTTGCCACAAGCGTGTTTGCGAGATTCTCCTCGGCTTCGGTATGATAGGAATTCTTGCTTGTGCTGTAAACAAGCATTTCCGAACCGCCTCCGTACATCCCACCTGCGGCTCGGAGCGCTCCGCATTATATCTATGGGCGGGGGTTCCGCGCCGTTCAACGCGGACACATCACCGTAGTGTTTCATCTGCGGCAGGCGCTTTGTGGTGACCCGCACAGCGAAAGGTTCTATTTCAGATGCCCACACAGGCTCTATTCCTGCAAGAAGTCCTCCTAACGGAAAACCTCCGCTGCCGTCAAACAGGCTGCCGAGCGTGAGTTCATTCTTCATCGGCAACCTCCAGTTCTGAATAAGCCACCGTCTTACCGTCCCGAACCACAAACACACCATCAGCCGAGCCAACCTGCTCAATGTACCTTTTCACGATAACATCACAGAATTTTTCATCAAGTTCGATGGTGTGGCAGATTCTGTTCGTCTGCTCACAAGCGATAAGCGTACTGCCAGAGCCGCCGAACGGGTCAAGGACGATGCAGTTGCTCATGCTTGAATTCTTTATGGGGTAGGCAATAAGCGGAACAGGTTTCATAGTGGGGTGGTCGCCGTTCTTTTTCGGCTTGTCGAACTCCCATATTGTCGTCTGCTTGCGGTCGGAGTACCACTGATGCTTGCCGTTTTTCTTCCATCCGAACAGGCACGGCTCGTGCTGCCACTGATACGGCGAACGACCGAGAACCAGCGACTGCTTCTTCCAGATACAAGTTCCCGAGAGATAGAAACCCGCATCGGAGAATGCTTTTCTGAAATTCAACCCCTCTGTATCTGCATGGAAAACATAGATGCTTGCGTCGTTCGCCATTGATTTCTCCATGCAGGTGAAAGCGCCCAGTAAGAACTGGTAGAACTTCTCGTTCTCAAGATTATCGTTCTTGATTTTACCCGCCGAACCCTCATAATTCACATTGTAGGGCGGGTCAGTAACTACCAGATTTGCCTGTTTTCCGTTCATAAGAACTTCGTAGGTTTCCTGCTTTGTACTGTCACCGCAGACAAGTCTGTGGGTTCCGAGCAGCCAGAGGTCGCCCGTTTTTGTTATGCAAGGTTTTTCCAATTCGCCATCAACATCGAAATCATCGTCCTTGGTATCGGAATCCTCGTCAAAGAATGCGGCGAGTTCCTTTTCGTCAAAGCCCGTCAGACCGAGGTCGAAATCGTCAGCCTGCAAAGCTTCAATTTCAACTTTCAGTATTTCCTCGTCCCAGCCTGCGTCAAGAGCCATTCGATTGTCTGCGATTATGTACGCTTTCTTCTGAACTGGTGTGAGGTAATCAACAAATACGCAAGGCACTTCGGAGATGTTCTCGGCTTTTGCGGCAAGAATTCTTCCGTGACCTGCTATGACGTTGAAATCCCTGTCGATTATAACGGGATTTATAAAGCCAAACTCACGCAGTGAGGAACGCAGCTTGTTCAGCTGCTCCGGTGAGTGGGTGCGAGCGTTGTTGACATATGGTATCAGCTTGTCTATCGGGACAAGCTGCATTTCACTGGTCGTGTTCATCTGACGTTCCTCCTTTTCAGAACCTTGTGCAAACCTTTTCGGGCGTCCGCAATATTGCCCTTAACAGCCTGTCCCTTGATTGTTTTGTACTGCTGAATGGTAAGGTTCGGACGGCTGCCTTTAAGTTCTCTGAAAAATTCGATGGTGTCCTTTGACATAGCGTTATCCTTTCCTGGAACGCAAGAGCCGTTCCATTGAATCGTTCAAATCATCACCGACAGGTTCGGCGCAGTTCTCCTTGACTATTCCGTAAATCTCATACCAGATGAGATTTGCGTTCTTCTGAAACTGCTGCGACATCTGCACAAACGGCGAAGCAATAACGCCGCCCGTGGTCGGGTGCTTGCCAAGCAAACCGTAAGTGCTGATCGCTTCCTCGCACTGAATGTATCTTGCGTATGCCTGCGAATAGGCTTCGATGAGCCGCTTGTTTACGAGGTTCTCGCAGTTCCTTTGCTTAAGCCACAGCCAGGTTTCTCTGTATATATCGTCAGCGCCGAGCGGAACTCCGTTCTTTTGCCTAGCCGAGAGATAGTCGCTTGGTTTCGGCATATCTGCGCCGTTCAGAACAGCACCCTCCGGCAGGTCAACCGCTTCAAGCTCGGCAGTGTCGAGCGCCGGTATATCGTTGCTTATGATTTTCACCGGAAGTCCTTTCTGCTTTTTCTCTGCGGCAGGAGCGGGTTTATCTCCGGCACGTACCCGTCTGCCGCCTCTGTTTGTGCTGTCCTTAGCCATGATTTTCACCTCCGCAGGACAAGAAAAAAGGACGGTTCGCACCGTCCGAAAATATTTCAAAGTTTAATACCCCGTTTGAACCCCGGTTTTTGCGTACGAAGCCCCGGGCCGCTGTCCGCATCTGATTGTTGCAGAGATTAAGACCGCCCCTAGGGGGTAAAAAGTTCACGAACTGAAAACTTTTGTTTGCAATCTGCAAACTTATCTGTCACCAATATCGTGATGTATTTTCGTGTGACAGGAACGGCACAGTGACATCAGGTTGCTGAACTCACTGCCACCGCCTTGCGACACAGGCTTGATGTGGTGAACCTCCTCGGTGGGCGTCAGCTTTCCTTGTTTCAGACACATCTCACACAGTGGGTGCTGACTTATATATCTGCTGCGAATTTGTTTCCACGCTCTGCCGTAATGCTTGTTGGTATCGGGACTGCGTTCGTACTTGTTGTAACTGCGCCGTGCCGGTTGTTCGTGTTCCTTGCAGTATTGACCGACACACAGGTTCGGGCAGCCGGGAAAGGAACAGGGACGCTTGGGTTTTGTAGGCATTGGGTTCACCACCATTCTGTATTCTTTGCTGATTATATCATATCACAAAGGGGCTACTGTAAAATAGTTGATTTTACTGTAAAGTTTCCGGAACGGTGACTTCGCGCAGTGCCTTATGGTGCATTTTGTAGATGTTGTCAATGCCGTATCCCATCTGAACCGCTATCTGCTCCCAGGTCTTAAAACACAGGTAACGGAGTTCAAGCAGCGTTTGGTATTCGAGGTTTGCAACACTATGGATAACATCTGCAATCTCCTTTTTGAGCTCAACAAGGCTGTCTATGTCAGCGTTTATCTCGCTCTCCATATCCACGATTTTGATTATGACGTCCTCCATGCGGTGAATATTGCGGGTGGAGTTGCCGGTCATATCACTGAAAACCGTCGTTGCTTTCTGCGCAAGCAGGTTCAGCGAAGCTATCTGCTCCATCTTGCTGTTGATACGCTGATCTATTCTGTATGCCTGTCCGAGATATTCCTTTGCCGTCATGCCGAAACCTCCTCTTTTAGCTTTTTCAGTAGCAATTCTCCGTTCAAATCCGAAAGTATCGAAAACCAGTTTGAACGGAAGAATTTCTCAATACTCCGCTTATCGTGCTGCGCCGATTTATCGTCTGGTGTGTAGCGCAGACGTTCCACGGCGTCACGGTAATCCTTGACCGCCTGCAAGATTATAGCATTTGCGAGTTCTTTATACGGGTTCATTTATGTACCTCCGCTTTCACTGCGGTGATAAGTGCCGCCTGTGTTGTGTCCTTTGTTTTCAGAGCTTTCATTATCTGCTCATCGATAGTGCCGTTTGCGATTATGTGTTGAATTACCACAGTGTCTGCGGTCTGACCCTGCCGCCATAGCCTTGCGTTTGTTTGCTGATAGAGCTCAAGGCTCCATGTAAGCCCGAACCACACCAGGGTCGAGCCGCCGTTCTGCAGGTTCAATCCGTGTCCCGCAGAAGCGGGGTGGATAAGTGCCACAGGGATTTTTCCGCTGTTCCAGTCGGAAATGTCCTCGCTTGACTTAATCTCTCGGACATCAAACCGCTTTCGGATACGCACCAAATCATGCTTGAACCAGTAAGCCACAAGCAGCGGCTTCCCGTTCATGCTTTCGATTATATCCTCCAATGCGTCCAGCTTGCGGTCGTGTATTTCGATAATGCTTTCATCATCGGAGTACACTGCTCCGTTCGCCATCTGCGACAGCTTGTTGGAAAGAGAAGCGGCATTTGCCGCAGTTACTTCTTCGTTGTCATCGGACAAAACAAGGTCTTTTTTCAGACGGTCGTATTTCTCCTTTTCCTTTTCGGAAAGCTGAACCGTGTATTCCGCACTTATGAGTTCGGGCATTTTGAGGTGGTCGGCGGCTTTCATGGAAATCGTGATATCCGAGATTTTGTCATATATCTGTTGTTCGGCGTTGGGCAGAGGCTTATAGCTGTAAATCACCATTCCGTTACGCTTGTCCGGCTGAAAATAGGTATTTCTGTACTGCCCTATAAACCGACCGAGCCGTTCTCCCATATCCAGCAACTTGAATTCTGCGAACAAGTCCATCAGACCGTTGCCGGCGGGAGTACCCGTAAGACCTACTATGCGTTTCAGCTTAGGCCGGACTTTCATCAAAGCCTTGAAACGCTTGGTGTTGTGGTTCTTGAAGGAGGACAGCTCATCGATTACCAGCATATCAAAATCAAAGGGAACACGGCTTTCCTCAACAAGCCAGCCGAGGTTTTCCCGGTTGATGATGTAAATATCTGCGGGTGTTCGGAGTGCTGACAACCTTTCGGTTTCAGTTCCCACCGCCACGGAATAACGCAGCATTCTCAAATGCTCCCATTTCTCAACTTCCTCGCTCCAAGTGGTTCTTGCCACTCGTAGAGGTGCGATTACCAAAACTTTATGTACATCAAAGCTATCGAACAGCAGGTCATTTATTGCCGTCAGCGTTATGCTTGTTTTGCCTAAGCCCATATCAAGGAAAATCGCACAAGCGGGAGTATCCTTGATGAACTCTGTTGCATACTGCTGATAATTATGAGGACTGTATTTCATCAATTATCTCTCCAATCTGTTGGGGGTTGTCCAACACAAACACCTTGAACCCCAGTCTGCGGAGTAGTCTGTGCCTTGCCAGTTGGAGTGGTCGAGGCTTTTCTCCCGGTGCTTTTACCTCCACAAAGCCGATTTTCCCACCGGGCAGAAGAACTATTCTGTCGGGAACCCCATCGTAACCCGGCGATACGAACTTAAGTGCCAGACCGCCGATTTCCTTTACTTCCGTCAAAAGTTTGTGTTCAATTACTTTTTCTCGCATAAATCGCTCCTTTAGGTGGAGGTCGATGACGGTCGTTACATAAACTATTCTATAGGACTATTTTTATCAATTTTTCAGCCCTAAAGGGGGTTTTATACCAAGACCTCCATCGACCTCCACCGTGGCGGCAGCTTCTGCCTTTATGACTCAATCGTCAAATTCTGACTTCAGCTGAAGCCCCATTATTACGTTACCCACCTTTGTTTTCTTTCTCGAAAAACCTGCAATTTCAAGAGCAGTATAGAACTCCGTAGTGCTTCGTGCAAACTCTCCGTTTCTCGTACAGTACGCACGATACTCCTGATACAACTCACCCGATTTCTGAGTGTAGGTCTTGTCTACCTCGCAGCAATCCTCAATAAAAATAGAAAGCCAGTCGTTATTGTCACGGTATTGATTGATAGCGTCCTCCACAACTTTCGGCACAGACAGCTTGAAATTCGCAGCTATTACCTTTTGCGCACCCTCAATAATCCAGGTAAGAATAGCACCTCCCGCGTTCTCCACAAGGTAATCAGCATAGTTCTTGACATCGGAGTTTCCCTTGATTTTTGCATTGAACGGAATAACAATAAGCCTGCGCCAAGTTCCGTCGTCATTCGCTCCAACCCTAGGAAGGTGGTTGGTGTACAGCACAAGCGTGTGGGTAGGAATGAACTTGAACGGGTCTTTGTATTTTTTCTCGGCTGACACCTCATCGGTGGAACACAGCTGTTTTACGATTGATGTATTCAAGCGGACACCTTCTTCAAGTTCAGCAGCTATTACAAGCCTTTTGCCCTTGAGTTCAGCCATTTCAGGTTTGACATTTCGCTTGCAGCCTACGGTCAGAGCGTCCGCGGATATAGTTCCGCTGTAACTGCCGAGAACCCTCGCTATTGCGTTCCAAAAGGTGGATTTACCGTTACTGCCTTCACCGTAGGCTATAATAAGCGCCTCTTGATACACTTTGCCGATTGCCGCTAATCCTACCGTTTGTTGAACATACTCGATAAGTTCAGCATCGCCGCAGAAGAAGTTATCCACCGCAGACAGCCACAAGTCCGTGTTATCGTTTGAAGGAGATACCGAGGTCATTTTGGTTATAAGATTTTCCGCACTGTGTTCGCTTGCGCCGTTTATACCAAGCCGCAGTTCATAGGTAGCAGTAGGAGTATTAAGCAGAAATTCTCCTGTGTCAAACTCGCTGATATTGCGCAACAGCATAGGCTTTGCCGCCTGCAACGCAGAAACTATGTATTTCATATCCCGGCGCTTCATAACGAAAGCCTTATATGATACCGCATTGCAGTATTCGAAGTAAGCATTCTGACTTTTCTCGTCAATGGCTTTTGAAAGTGCCTTACCTCCGGCAGATATGGTTTCCTTATCGACACCCGCCTTTTCAAGAGCCTTCTTTGCTTTAGCAACAGCATTTTCTGCTTCGTCAAGCTGACGGTCAAGAAAATCCTCGCAAGCGCCGACAGCAAGCTGCTTTGACTCGGCCCAGTGCGTACCGTCATAACGCATATAATCGGTGGAGTCGGTGTAAACCAGTTCCCCGTTATACTCTCTTGCCAAAACCTTTGCTTGTCCGATATCTGAGAAATCTTCCGGACAGAGGTTGAAATCCGCATTATACTGCTCCGGAGCAATATATCCGACCTGCTTTTTTACCTTACCGTAGAATTTCTGTGCGCTGTGCCAGATGGTAGAGAGTTCAGCATCATCAAGCGGCGGTGAGCACTTTGCCGCTTCATCAAGAAAAGCCTGTCGAGCCTTGTCGCAGTCACCGTATTTTTTTAGAACTCTCCCCGCAAAGTGTGATAAAGTAGCATTACGATTACCTTCGGGAATTGTTACATCTCCATACTGCCCTTGCGACATATTTTCGTCAAAGTCATCACAGAGTTCTGTTCCGTGGGTAACGCTCGCCAAATGTTCGGTCAAATTCATAAAACCGGGATAGATTTCAACTTTCGGGTTTGGCGTTCCGTAAAAGAACCGTGCCGCGTCAAGTGCTTGTGTGTCAAAGTACGGGAACAGCGAGTTCACTTGTTTCTTCATCTCGCTGTAAACCGCCGGGTCACTTACATAATCAATCGGGAAAAGCACGTGAAATTTTGGTCTTGCCGGCTTTCCGTTTTTAGCTTTATTGTGATTGCGGCTATAATGAACAGCAAAAGTAACTCCAGGGAAAGCATCTGCCACATCTTCGGGAGTTACCCAATCTTCGGGATTTTCTGAATGGTCGTTGTCGCAATCCACCGGAAGACAATCGCTGCCGATAAAGTTGCTGTTTGAGCGATAGTTGTTCTTGTACTCGGCACAAACATAGTCATTCAAGACGGCGGCTTTGAGGTCGCTGTCGTCCTTGATACTAGCCTTGTGCGGATATAAACAATTTGAAGGGACGCCCGCCCGGTCTGCACTGTAAATTGTAAACATCAGTCTTTTACCTCCTTGATTTCATCGCAAAAATACTTGATAGTGTATTCCTTTCGTCTTGCGTACTCAATCTCCTCAGCCATACCGTTGGAGATTGTTTTTCCGAAAACCCACACTTCCGCACACTTGCTCATCAGTGCATTTCCACAATGCAGTCCCAACATTCGTTCCAGTCTGTCACCATCATTCAGAAACTGCGGAAACAGAAGATGCGGCGCAATCGGGATATATCCGGCATCAACAGCAAACCTGCAATATCTTCTCGCATTTGCTATATTAACCTCAACATCACCCGAATATGGCGAACATATATACACGATAGGTCGATATGCTTTAACTGCTCTTTCTTCGTTTTCTACTGCTGTCAGTGCGGCGTATGCCGTGGGGTCATAGTAGCACTCACTGTTGTACTTCCCTATACTCATAAGAACTCCTTTCCGGGCAGAAGCTGCCGCCACGGCAGAGCCTGCCCCGCTGGCAGAGTAAAATCTCCGCCCATAATATCCAATGGAAACAAAAACATACTTTGAGCCATATTTTCTAGTCTTTCTTATAAAATTCACATTCATATCCGTCTGCACGGAGCAGTAAACCGCTTGCGTAGGGCGGTGTTCTGCCCATAACCTCGCAAACTTCCGCAAGAGATGTGTCCTTGTCGCACTCGATAATTACCTCATCGTGAACGTGAGCGACAATACCCCAACTCCGCGACAGGTTTTTCATAGCATAGCAGAGGATATCACGGCTGATTGCCTGTACGATATTCTCCACGAATTTCGGACCGTAGCTCTCAAGTCGCTCCCATTTCTTAGTTGCTCCAATGCCCTCGTAGGTTACTGACTCGCCGCCAAAGCGGTTCTCGCCCATACGGGGTTTGATGTACGACAGCCGCCTGCCGCTCGGTAACTCGATAAACAGAATACCGCTTTGGTAGATAAACTTGATATTGTGCGTTTGGGTTGTGGTGCGCATTTTCACCGTTTCCTTAACACAGCGGTCAACCTCCCACCAAAACCGCACTATATTCGGGTTAGCGGTTCTCCAACTGTCAACGAGCGGCTGCAGCTCGTCTTCAGCAAGTCCCATTTCTATCGCACCCATTGCCTTCAAAGCACCTACCGAGCCGCCGTAACCGAGAGCCAGTTCCGCAATCTTGCCTTTCTGCCGCAGATGTCCGTTCACTCCGTGCTTTTCGACAGGCACACCGAACATCTGACTTGCAGACGCACAATAAATATCTCCGCCTGTTCTGAAAACCTCCGACCGCCATTTTTCTCCCGAAAGCCAAGACAGCACTCTCGCCTCAATTGCAGAAAAGTCTGCAACTATGAACTTGTGGTTATTCTGCGGCACAAATGCCGTACGGATAAGCTGTGACAGGGTATCGGGGATATCCTCGTAGAGCATTTCCAGAGCGGTATAGTCGCCGCATTTGACCAGTTCTCGAGCCTGTTCCAAGTCGGGTATATGGTTCTGAGGGAGGTTCTGCAACTGCACATTTTTGCCTGCCCACCGACCTGTTCTGTTCGCTCCGTAAAACTTGAACATTCCTCTCGCACGATTATCATTGCAGACAGCGTTCTCCATAGCGGTGTACTTTTTCACCGAGGATTTCGCAAGCTGCTGACGGAGTATGAGCACCTGTTGCAATTCAGCCGGAGCAGATTTAATAAGTTCTGCCACAGCCTTTTTGCCGAGTGTGTTGGTTTCAAGTCCGTTCTCGGAAAGCCACTGTTTCATCTGCGTTACCGAATTGGGGTTTTCAAGGTTGGTGAGGTCTTGCATAGCAGTAGTGAGCGTCTTTCGAGAACGTTCGTCAAAGGCAATTGCATTTCGGACAAGCTCCATATCCAAGCATATACCTCGGTCATTTATCCGTTGGTCGAGGTGATATTCCTCCCATACGAACTCGGGTACGGGGAACTTTGATAAACGGCTCTGTATTGACATTTCCACCTCAACATCACGCTTGTTGTAGGACTTGAATAACCGCCATTTCTCGGGAGCGTGAGTGGGTAGATTTCGGGTTCTGCCACCATTCGCCTTTGTAGGCAAGCACGGTACACAAAAATACTTGATTAAATCCTTGCCCTCTTTGAGTTTCTGCTGTTCCAGTCCAAGAACCGCTCCCGCTCCCTCAAGCGACAGCGGCAAGCCTAAATATGCTGCCCAAGTCATTGTGCATTTCCAAGAGGTGGGGTCTAGGTATTCTCCATTGGATAATCCAAGATATTTTGACAGGCATATTCGCTCAAAATTCGCATTAAATGCCCATTTTGTAACGCTGTTGTCGGTTATGGCAGAGAGAATTTCAGGCGGGATTTTCTCACCGCCTGCAAGGTCAACTGCCTGCACTTCTCCTCCGTCAACAGAGTAAGCGAACAGCAGTATCTCAAACTGCGGTGACTCTGCATACTTATACACTCCGCATTTGGGAAGGTCAACATCAGAGTAGGTTTCAAGGTCTATTGATATATTTATCAAATTCTTCTCCTATTCTAAAAAGCGGTGGCAGCTTAAGCCACCACCGCATTAGCCATTACTTTGTCTTATGCTTTCTTCTCGTCTTGAAGTATTCAATGGCAAACTGTATCAGCGTTATAATACTGCTGATAATATTACCCGCCGTCCAGCCACAGCAAATCGCAAATAAAACAGTTTCAGTTGGTGTCATGATGTGTATCCTCCTTAAGACAGAAAATCGTCACCATCGTCCGTGTCGAAATCGTCCTCGGCTCTGGACTTGCCGCCGAGCGGCTCACCATCACGAATCTTCTGAAGGTTATTGAGCCCGCAAGCGATGCCCTTGTTCCCGTTCGAGTTGAAAGCATAGAAATTGATTGACGCTCTGCCGTAAACACCGCTGTACACCTCTGAGGTATCGATAATAGGCTGACGGTCAGCGTCCACGATACCGGGTGCGGTAGCGGAATTCGCGTTGATAAAATAAGCGTTAGCGTAAGCAGGGTCATCGGGGCGTTCTGTGTCACCGTCACGCAGAGGTGTCTTGAGAACGGAAAGTGCGGGAACGCTCTTGACGTTGCCTTGGAGGCGGCTTCCGCCCTTGAGCTTGCTTTCGCCCTCCTCGTAAGCCGCCTTAATAGCAGCCTTGACCTTATCAACCGTTACGGTGTCGGACTTGGGGATAATGAGCGAAACGCTGTACTTCGGTGCACCACCGTTGATTGACTTCGGCTGCCATACATTTGCGTAAGACCAGCGGGTGTTGGGCCCTGTGATTACCTTTGTGGGATTGTTAATCTTTGACATATCAGTTATCCTCCTTGAAATCGTCTGCTGCAGTTGCAGCGTTATTCTTGAGTGCCGGACGCTTGTCCGATTTTGGTACTAAAGTTGGCTTGCCCTGCGGCTTTTCAATTAAGCCACCGAGCAGTTCTTCGAATTTTGCTTTGCCGAGCAGTTTTGTCATAGCAGTGACACCGAGAACCTTGTGCTCGTAGGGGTCAAAACCCGCTGATGTCACTGCATTTGCAACAGCATTTTCGCTTGTGTATTTGCGATTTGAGCGCCCCTCGACCAGTTTCCAATCGGGGTATTCCGTACCGTTCAATGCTTGTCCGAGAGCGTATTCCTTGATGTCGGTCACCCATGAAACGAGTTGGTCTGCCTTTGCCAGAATTGCCGATATTTCATTATCTTCAAGCATTGCGGGCATCTCGAAATCATAACGGGCGAGTTCGAGATTGTACTCGGCTCGTTTGCGGCAGGTTGCCTTCACACGGCAGAATTGACAGTGCTCACCGGCTTTGAAGTCACCGTCACCCCTTGCCGCAAGCTCAGCGGTAGGTTTCAGCGTGTTTTCAGCCCAATCAATAAGCTCGTCCTTGCCGATAGTGTAAGTGCTTATGTTCTCTCGCCGTGGTTGGAAAATGGTCATACAGACGGAATTGATGTCATAGATGCCATCAAACAACTCCAAAGCACCAAGAGCGTAACACATCATCTGCGGGTTTTCGAGAGCAGATACCTCTATGCCTTTACCGAATTTCATGTCAATTACATACAGCGTTCCGTCCGCAACTATAAGACAATCTCCCGTACCGAAACCTTCCGGAACCCAACGTGAAAAGTCAAGCCGCTGCTCTATCAGCACGATGGGGTCTGGGCAGATGTCCTTGACCTCGGAATACAGTTCGGAAATGTATGTAGCGTACTCATCTGCGCACTGCTCCATTTCCTCGTCATAGTAGGTCAAATTTTCGGTGGGGTCTTTCGACTCCATACCGAGAGCAACCTTTATCTTGTGCTCGCATAGGGTGTGTGCGTCTGTTCCTTGCGCTGCGTATTCGCTTGGGGTTTCTGTGACCGCAGCATTCAGCTTTGCCGAAGGCGGACAATGTAACCACCGCTCACTTGATGATGCCGACAAAAGAGCGTGTGCCTTAGCCATTTCCAAGCACCTCCGCCTCTGCCATAAGCTCACCGTACTTTGCTGGGTCGATAGCGGACAGCTTGTCTGCACCGTACTTTACAAGCAGTGCCTTTACCTCTGCTGTGTACCCCTGGCGGGACTTGTTGGCTAACTTTGCACGGACTTCTTCAAGGGTGAAGGTGTGAACGTGGTCTTGCTTTTCCTGTTCAGGCTCATCTGGATTGCTGAAATACTGCGCGAGCCAATCTGCCGTGTTCTTAATAGCTGCGGCGGCATTTCGCAGTTCTTCTATTGCCGTTGCCATTTCGCTTGTTTTGCCCATCATGGTTTTCTCCTTTCAAAAATTTTTCTGCAGCAAGAACGCTCATGTTTCTTGCCAGTCTTTCGGACACAACGCTGATTGCGGTTAAAACCTCAACAAGTTCGCTGTGTCGCTTGTACTCTGCCTGCTTCATAACTTCACCTCGGTTCTGTAAGTGTTTTTTCGTCTTACACTACTCAATGGAAACGAGATTTTGTTTTGAGCCAAGTTTTATGTGTTTTTTTAGAAATCCAGCAATTTTCTTAATTCATCACGATAGCGTTTCATTTGACGGGAGAATGTGCGCTGAGGTCTGTCAAGCTTTTTCGCAATAGCACGGTCTGACGATTCTTCAGCAAGCATCTGCCAGATGATTTCACCATCGGGGTCGAGCTCACATAGCCGCTTGAAAAGAGCAGCAAGCAGCAGCTTGTCCTCGGCAATCTTCTCGACATTTGGTGAAGTGTCTGTAACGCTGTCAAGCATTGAATATGTATCGCCATCTCCATTCTCGTTCTCATAGTCGAGAGAAAGCATATCTCCTGCCCTCCGAAACTCGCAGTTGCCGCAATCGGTATCGCAGAGCCAGAACTTGCTCTTAGGGCAGGCACAGCGACCGTGATACTGCTCACGCTTGCGAAACGAATCGTTCGAGCGGTTGATTTCGCGGTAGATGTCATCGGGGACTTCAACCCAAGTTTTCATTCGGCGTATGTACACCTTGTTTTCAACGTGTGATTGCTGGTTTGCATTGTTTGTCATGGATTGTCCTTTCCGCTTGGATGGTGCGGCTAGGACACAAAAAAGGAGCCGATGACACGCTGTTCACCGACTCCTGTACCTAAAAATGGGCATAGTGATGTACGGTGGGTGCATCGGAGTCATCAAGCAGTTTATACTGCTGTGAACCTTATGCATCCCGCCGCCTTTAATGGCCATCTCAAGGCATTGAGATATTGATTTGTGTTTCCCACAAGGGGGACAGGCAGGCTGATTAGCTAAATCTGTCACCACCTGTCAGTTGGCAGAAATTACCCCTTGCCAGATTTCTGTGCTAATGCGCTACCTGCAACAGACTTTGACTTATTGCTATAGCGATTATCACGCAGAATCTTGCTTGCGGTTTTCGCTACAGAACTTGAAGTCTGCTTTATGTTCTTCGGCATATCTTTTCACCCCCTGCTTGTGAAATTATTGAAGAGTTCGCTTCAATATCTTGATTATATCAAAAAAGGAATAAAATTATCTGGACTGTCACTTCGGCTTTTTATACGCAAAAAAAGGCCTTGCAGCCTGCAAACACATCGTTTACAAACTACAAGGTCAAAATACACGTCTATTTTCCCGAACTGACAGTCCGGCTTTTCAAAAAAAATCTTTTAAATTCTTTATACTTTTCCCCATGGGCTAATACCAGCCTCGCGTAACACTTCATTTACATCGATAAGAGGCTCCATATACATCTCTTCCAGGATACGTTCCTGATAGTATCCATCTTCATTATATGGAAAACCTGTTCTTGACTTACGCACCATATCTCTGCTGAAACATGGTTCAAGATGAAGGCCCATACAAAGCGCACATACTGTTCCTATACTCAAGTTCTGAACTTCTTCTTTTCTGAGCTTTGCTATGTAATCTTCTGAAAGGCCAGTCTCTATCGACATTTGCAAATTCGTCATTTTCCTTCCGTCATCTTTTTTCACTCGCATCATGTGCGCATTAAATGTACCAGAAAACGAACTAGGCAAATCTCGGATAATCTGCATGAAACTGCTACCTTCTGATTTCAATTTCTTGACAGTATCTGCTCTATCCTCAACATTCTGGTTTCGGAGATCTCCAGTTCGCTTAGTTTCCACTAAAATACTATCAGTCAGTTCCTTGGATAAATAGCACTGCCCGTAGTATTCAAAGTTATAACTTCCATCCGATTGAAAGCTTCTCTCGAATACCATGCAGCATTCATCAGCGTTATCTCTACCATATGTAGTCAGCACAAGCTCTCCCTTCATGAAATCATCTCGTGCCGGTTCTACATACAATGGATCATTCACCACAACAAAACATTCTGCATAAACAAAAAGCTCCTGCTCTATGAGAGAAGCGAACTCTGCATCTGTTTTTATTAAATGCTCGTAGCTTTTTCTATCGATTACGTAGGTTTGATTTTTGCTTAGTGAATGCCTTTTAAATGAAATCGGATTTACATAGAACTTCTCAGAATACAAGAAAGTTCCTTCTGCTTCCATTATTCCAAGCTGTATTGCTCTTACTTTAGCTTCATATCTGGAAACTCCAAACAACTTTGCTACCTTTTCTAACGCTGTTTCCAAATGTTCTCCCTGATAAAACACCGGTGAAAAGTTATCGTCATAGCAATCCTGAAGAGCATCCAAGAATATAGTTCTCGGCATCACAATTCTCGGTGCCAAGTTATTGGCCTGCCATTCTGCCCACCATATCGCTTTTTGTATTCCTGTCATATTTTCTGATGGCATTTCAGGCACAACTTCACACGATAACTGGTTCGCATTTTCATCCAGTAAAGCAAGTATTTCAAAAAACTTTTGATGTAAATCCCAATGAATAAGCTCGTGAGCAATAGTGTTTAATGCGCTTCCGAAATTACCCAAAAAGTGATGCTGCCTATTTACTACCAACGTTCCAGCAGGGACTTCACTTTCTATTTCTGTTTTAGGCAAAGGGTAATAATTACGCCAATACTTTATTGTTGTGGGCTTAAAATACATGCGCCCAAATACATTATCCGGGAGATTTGATTCCACTGCTTGGATTCCCATTTTGCGCATAATATGGCCATAAGGGAGTTGCCATTCATTGTAGATGGCATCCAAACAGTAACGTTCAAAAAAGTCATCTGCTATATCTTCAAGGTCATCGGTGCTTATATATGGAATCATATATGCATCCAAAGCGCCTTCTTGGTCAAACTCACCGTAGTAATTTTCTTCTGTTCTAAATACTTTGACGTCATGAAGACCATGATGGAGCTCTGCAGTTACGTGCACAATAAACCATCTGGTTTTTCGACCAGCTTCTATTGCTTTGGTACCCAGACTCATTTCAACAATATCCGCTGCTGTTCTTACTTCCATGCGAAGCAAATCACCAATACCGTCCTCATGGCATACAAGTGACTTCACCTCAATATTTTCAACTTTCTGGTCTGCGATAGACAGGACATTGATTCCATGAAATCCTATCCCATCATGATGCTTATTGACAAAAGACTGAATTGCTTCTGCCAGCATATCGGAATATTTATCTTGAAAATAGCTCTTAAAATCTGCATAAGCCATTAACAAATCACCTCCATCTTAAGTATTTATTTTGATTTATCGCTCTGGTCAATCAAGGCCGTAAACTTTTCTTGAAGGTCTATTGGTGGGCAAGGGAATGAGAAT